TGTCTTCCCATCGCGGTCAGCGCGAATGAAAATGATGGTCTGCCTCGTTCGTCTGGCGCCAATTCCTGCGGTTCTGACGTATTCGGTCGAATCCAAAGGTAGAACGTGTCGCCGATAATCTCGTTGTTGACGTCGCAAGCCGCCATCGCCTCGAGGATTTTTGCCTTAGCGGCCGAAGCAGTGGCAGCACGGACAGTCACATGCGCCGAAGGTCGGCCGTACTTAGGAGAGGTGCCGTTGCGATACGCAGGGATCGCACCGCCAACACCCACCAGGGAGACATAGGGTCCAGGACCCTCAGGAATTTTTGCCGCGCGGTTCTTGAAGAGATCGGTGCCACGCGCTGTGCACACGCCCTTCTCAAGAAACACGGTCTCAAGGTCATCGATGATCATTCTTCCCATTCCATAATGTCCACCGTGTACGGGACGGTCTTCAGATCGCCGACTAACCATCTCGCAATACGAGCGGGCAGATAAGGCGCCGATTCATGGAGTACACCGCGCATGAAATTCCATTCACCAGTCGCATGGAACGCGTCTTCATCTTCGTGTACGTACAGGGCATAGTCGACGTTCTGATTACCGAATGAGAACAAAAACTCAATCTTCTGGCCATCTGCTGTGATGACAGGCGGATGCAACCGACCGCTTGCCCGTAGGGACCCTGGTGCATGTCCTTTCGGGACAGGTCGCTCAGGATTCCAGACGGGTGTGCGGGTCTTCATTTCCCAGGCTTCTATCGACAACTCCTTGTATGCCGCTGCAGCCAGGATCAATGGGAACCTCACCTTGAGATTCTTCATATCCTGTGTGGCATTCTTGGTGTTGTAGTAGAAGTTAACGCCCATTATTCCGCCATCGAAAACTCTACAGCCTTGCTTCCCAGGGTCACTCTCACCAGGTCAGTGAATGCCGCACCAGCCGATTCCCACCGGAAGCGGTCCTCGTGTGCGCGCTCGAGAGCGGCTTGACGAAGCCGGCCGAGTTTCACTCGATCTCGATACATCACGTCAAGAGCTTCAACACCTTGCCGCTTATCCATAATGCCGCCGACAGTATTGGTCTGGTCTGGATGAACCGCGATAGACGTGCATGGGACCAGACACGCAGCATCCTTCAACAGTTCACCGAGTCCAGACCAATCAGGTGCGATGACTGGCACGCCGCAGGCCATCGCCTCGAACATCGGAAGGCCGAAGCCTTCACCCAGGGTCGTCGTGAAGAGCGCATCGAAACAGGCGATGGTCCGCGCCATGATCGGCTCCGGCGTCCCCTCTACCGACTCCGGGATGTTCGGCACGGCCACGCGCTCGGCCACGCGGAACAGTTTCGCCATGTCTACCAAGTCCCATGCATCGTTGCGACTCGGCGCCGAGTGTACCCAAAGTAGCGCATCCGTGATGTCCCTCGAGTGTACCCACTCAGCGAAGTACTCCATCGTCAGGTCAAGGCGCTTACGCCACTGATTCCGACCGACAACGCCGATGATGAATGCATCTGGCGATAAGCCTCGTCGAGTAATCGCCCTGGCGACCCCGGTCCGCTCACGCGCTTCGAGCTTATCGACCGGCTTGTAAATCTCGAGGTCAACGCCGAGCGGAATCACCGACGCGGGCCCGACATAGCCGCCCTTGCGGGCCTCGTCGAGCGCGAACTGGGTCCAGAATGCCGCGTGCGCGAGACCGTTTAGCTCAGTTCCCTTAGCGTTTTTGCCGTCTATCGCGATGTATCCGATGACTGGCACGTTCCCGATGCGCTGGAGGTAGTTCTGAACATGCCATGGGTCGTTCTGCAAGATGACGACTGATGGACCCAGGTGCTCAACCAACTGCTTCACGCGGCCGATTCCCATGAAGTCGCCGCCGGGCATGCATGGCCACACCTTGAACGGGTACCCATGCGGATCGCCGTGGTAGTTAATCCCGAGAACGTGCACCTCGAATGTCTTATTGAGCTCGGCACAAATGTATCGAGTCGACCGCTCGAAGCCTGTCGATGCTCCCGCGTCGCCGATCCATAAGAGCCGCAGTTTTTTGTCCATTCCGCCTCGCTGACTGATTCTGAACTAGAGATACACTTCGGCGATGAGATGACCAGTCGCATCGACTGGTGTCCCTACGCCCATGACCTTGCCGCCGGTGCCGTCCGGCAGGTAGATCTCGTCGAACTCCATGACCTTCACGGGCGACGTGAACGTGAGCACGGCCTTGCTGACGCCGAGCTCGCCGCTGAACGTCCTGAACTGCCGCTGCTTCATTTCGACGACCGCGTCCCTGGTCACGATCTTGAAGCCCGCGTCGCCAACGCCGCCGTCCCCGGTGAACTGCTTGTGCTTCACCTTCGCCTGCATGCCGAGCGACTTGGTCACGCTGTCGATGATCGATACGCCTTGGCTGAGGATCGTCATTCAATCACCTCGAACTCGAAGGAGAGCGAGCCCTCGACAGTTTCCTGAGTATACCAGGATGGCACTAGGAGGTACGTGACCACATCGGGAATGACCTTCGTGACCATGACCCCATCGACGCCGGCGAACGAGACTGAAACCGAACCGGCCTTGACGTTCGTGATTCCCTGCACAGCCGCCGTGTTGTCCAGACTCCGCTCGGCAACCGCCAGTTGTCCCGCGAACTCTGCTGTAGCTTCCTTCAGCGAGAGCGGGATCACGTTATCTGGGATAGGCGCACCGTTGCGGTTCATCATCCCCACGCGTGGCCAGCACAAGGCCTGAGTCTCAGGCGCAGTTGCTCGACCCGTCCACATCGGCGCAATGACGTACTGCGGCGATGAGGTTCCGCTTATCGTGACCTTGGATCGCACGCCTGAAAACATCGCGTCGAGCAGTCGTGTGGCCTGCATCAGCACGGCTTCTTGACTCGGCGCGGCTTCCCAGGCCGGCAGCGGACCGCGCGACTCATAGTACAGAAGCGCTTCTGCCAGCGTGAGGTATGAGTTGGCGGCTGGTCCGCCTGGTGTCGAGTCAAGAGTCACAGGCATGACTACCTCAGTTGCGCCTCAATGTCCATCGCTTTGCCGTCGATCTCGATCTTGATGGGACCTGGCCGCATGTCCGCCGGTACCATTCCCCTCACCGATTCTTCGCGCCATGAGGTGAGCACCACAACACGGCCGTTGAATGTGACAGTCCCAGGTTCTCCGAAATCGCCGTACATGGCGAACGGGGCGCCTGGAGAGCCGCCGAAGTCAGTGACCTTGCTGTCCTTCTGGACAACCGGCGGGTTAGCCGCGACCGCGCTCGCCGCCTGGCCTGATGCGAGTGCCGCGGCGTTCTCAGCTCGAGCCGCTCTGGCTTCTGCCGACTTCGCAGCATCTGATGCTTCCTTGAGCTTTGCCCGGATGTCTGCCAGATCTGCCGCACTGATGCGCACTTCGCCTGTTTCCTCAGGTGCTTTCTCGGTGGTTTTCGTTTCCGCCATTTGAATTCTCCTCTGACCGAATCTGAATTTGACCCGGACGGTCGCACCGCCCGGGCCTATTGAACCTACACCAAGGTGCCGATCACGATGCCGGAGTTGCCATCGTAGTCGGAACGAACGCGCGGGATCATGATCCCCATGACCAGGTTGTTGACCTTGAAGCCGTCGAGCGAGGTCCACGGAATGATCGTGGGCCGCTGACCGTCGACCATCTCGATCACGTCCGAGGTCATCTGCACGAGGACCACCTTGTTGGTGGGCAGCATGTCCGCGGTGCGGATCTTCAGGTTACGACCACCGACGTTGATCTCCTGGATGCGCTGGAGGATCGAGTCGTTGCCGTTCGCCTTGAAGTCCATGTTCAGCGTGATGCCGACTGACGTCGGGCAGTACAGGTTGTAAGGCCCGTACTTCTTGTCAGCCTGCGCCTTCGTGATCATGGCGAGGATCTCGGACTGCACCGTGGTGCCGACCGGGGACGCGCCGGACCACGCCGCCGCGGTGAGCGACTGGGTGTTCGCGTTCGGCGCGTTGAGCAGGCCGGGCGCGTTGTAGCCGGCGACCACCAGGTCCTGGCCATCGAGAGTCGTCGCGCCGTTGATGGCCGCGTCCTCGATTGCCTCGTTGACCGAGCGCACGCAAGCCTCGATGAGGGTCGTGTCCAGCGGCGTACCGACACGCTGGGAGACCTTCAGGGTGCGGATGTCGAGCTCGAAGCCGTCCATCGTCAGGTAGATGGGCAGGCGCTGTGGGAGCATGATCGGCAGCTTGTTCTCGTAGCGCGACGACGGCGTCATGCTGCGGAACGCGGCTCCGACCTTGTTCGACTTGTTCCACTCGAGCTGCGTGACCGAAAGCGGATCGGTCAGGTTGTACGTGAGCCCTTCGGCAAGGATGTCGGCCACGAACGTCAGGCGCTGGAGCCCAACCTTGATGACTGCCTTGTCGAGCAGGACCTGGGCCTTGTCGATGAGCGGCGACAGGGCGCGGAAACCCGGCGCACGAAGCGACGGGACGTCGAAGTTGCCGCCCTGCTCGAGAGCACGCAGGACAGAGTCCGCCAGGGGGCTGTTGTCAGCCGCCGCGGTGTAACGCATGGTGTTGAAGCGCATGGCTACAGCACCTCCACTCGGATACGCGCGTCACTGGGACCCGCGGTGTTGTTGACAGCCTCGAGGGCACGGAATGCCTGCGAGGAACCAGCGCCGGCCGCGAGCTTGCCGTTGCCGGCATTCTGGAGAGTGGCGCCGAACGCGATGTTGGCACCGGATGCGATGAGAGCCCACACCGTGGCGCCCTGGCCCATGGTGCTGGTCTCGACCAGATCGTTGATGTTGTAGACGTCGTCGACGCCCTTGTTGTTCATCGCCTGGTCGGTGGCGAAGGTCGTGCCTGGACCGCCTGCGGTTGCGGCCTTCTTCCAGCGGTTGACGCCGCCAGTCGAATCGGGATCGACGAGCATGCCGGGGGTGATGACTTCCTTTGCCGCCAGCGTGTTGTTCTCGACCCTTGGCCCGCCCAGGTACACCACATTCGGTGCGTTTCGGGTGATTGCCATTGCTGTTGTTCTCCTGTCCTTGTAGTGAAGTTCGTGCGAGTCTGTGCGCTACTTCCCGGAAGCCTGGAGCGCCTTCAGGCCTTCGGCGTACGGGTCGGGCGGGGCGAACGAGGCCGACGACTCCTGGGCGAAGCGCGGGAAGCCGCGTCCGGAGTAATCGGCAGGGGCCTCGATCTTGGAAATCGTGGCGAGCTTCTCGAGCTCGGCAATCGGCTTGGCCTTGAGTTCCTCTTCGGTGAACGCGGACTGAGCGACCTTGAGTTGGCCGACGAGGGTGTCAACGCGCGCGGCCGTGACAGCCTTGGTGCCGTTGACAATGTCGCGCACCGACTGCGGAGCCGCGGCGAGGAATCCCTCTTCGGTCTTCAGGGCCTCGGCAGCGGCTTCAAGGGCGGTGATCCGGCTCTGCGCGGCCTTGAGGTCGGTCGTACCCTCAGCCGCTTCCTTGGTGGCCTTTTCGGCCGCGTCCAGTTCCTCGTCGGTCAGCAGTTCGAGAGCCTTGACGCTCTTGACGGTGCTGTGTGGATTCGCGGCCAGCGCCGCGATACGCTGCTTCCTTTCCATGTCGTCTTCTCCTTGCGCCGCGATCGCGGCATCATCGTCATGGGTGCATTCCTCACACGTGCCGCCGCACCCGCAGGCCGCACGTAATTCCAGCTCTTCCGACCCTTCTAGCATCTTGAGCTTGCGGTGGGTCCTGTCGTCAGTGACCACCATCTCGGATGCCCGGTTCAGCATCCACTTCAGGTCCTTGTCCTTCACTGGGCCGAGCTCCTCGTGCTCCCAGTCGCTCCCGGCCCGGCGATAGGTGTGGACGGCCTTGTGGCCGGGGACCCGGATGCCGAGCATGTGCGCCGCCACCCCGCCGCCGTACTGCTCCGAGGACTCAACGTGGCCCTCGCCAATGTGCCCAGGGTCGAGCCCGCGCCCGTGGTCGTCCCTCCCGTGCTTGTCCGGCCAGGCCGCGCGGAATTCTTCCTCTTCCTCGGAGGCGGACGCCGCCTTGAGCTTGAACCTCTTCAGCCAGTGCGCCGAGACCCGCTCGTCATCGGGCGCCATACCACGCCCCGGGTGATCCGGCCTTACCACGATGATATGGTGGCCTATCGTGTTCTTGTTGGTTGACACGCGCTTCACGGTGCCGTGCATGCCCTTCTTTACGCCGAGGAGG